GCATCTGCAAAGTCTTGTTCGGTGGCAATAACAAATTTCAAATATGCTGTGCCGTATTCTTCATAGTCACAAACCACTGTGGGCAGGATAGCTTCTTCCCACTTTTCTCCACTGCATGGCAGTTTAGCACTGACACTGAATGTGATTTCACGTAACCAGTCCTTGTCATGATGATATGTCCAGGTATGCAAATAAGAGGCAAATTCTGGAGTAAGTTTTTGAGTACCATTTGTTTCAAATGTGATCTCTTTGAGACCCTGCATTTTAGGATGTGACAACAGGTCTGGATAAGCACGTTGCCAACCCAACAATGGTTCACCACCGGTAATGACCAAATGTTCGTCTCGCCATTCACCGTGTGGTAGTATTTCCATAATGCGTTCAACAATGGCATCGGTTGTAAGCACAGGACTTAGATCTTTAAAACTAGGATGCCAACTGGCATAACTGTCACAACCTGTGCTCACCAATGGTAATTCTTCATACTTGTTAAACATATGACTAACTTCGGCAAGCTCTTCGGCTTCCTTGCTCAGTTCACCACGTGGCATGCCAAAGCCAGCGCATTTGAAGTTGCATCCAAACACACGCAAGAATACCGATGGCACCCCCATGTAGCGTCCTTCACCTTGCACCGAATAGAATAGTTCTGCTATTTTTAATTTACTCATTGTTGACCTTTAATGGAATGCCTCTGAACATGTATTGCACACTATTGTCTAGTAGAAATGATTTATCCCAAAAAGTGAAGTGTTGATTAAATTCGTCAGGAGTTAGTTCAAAATGATCAATGGGTTCTTTGCTTGTAGCAATGGCCCGTCTCATTTCATCTAACAAACTGGGTTTTTTATAATGTATTTTCATATTGTTATTTTAACATTTATAACCACAATTGTCAACTATCTTGTGAGCCATTCAGGATTGTCCTGAAACCAGTTGACTGTTTGAGTTAACCGTTTTTCATAGGAGTCAGGTGCTTGCCATCCTAGCTCGTATAGTCGACTGGGATCAACACTGAAACACAAGTCGTGCCCAGGCCGATCAACTGGAACCAATCGATAGGATAATTTACGACCCATTACCTGTGCAATCTGTTGTGCAAACTTGAGATTGTTGATAAACGTATCACCAGCACTGTTCCATTTTTCACAATGACTGGTTTGGGCATGTAAGATAAATCTAGTATGACTGGCCACATCGCCGGCATAAAACCAACGACGTCCACCGATCAGATAACTGGGCCCCACATGTATGTCTAGGGTTTCGTTGTTGAGTAATTTGCGTATGATGATTACAGGCAAACGATTGCTTTGGCAACGTGGACCAAAGGTGTTGTTGATGTGTATAACGCTTACAGGAACATCAAAAGAGTTGGCATAGGCTAGGCACAGTTCTTCGCCGGCGGCTTTGCCGGCCGCATAGGGACTATTGCTGTTGTAGGCATCAGTTGTTTGACTGTCTTGACCAATGGGCACAGGGCCATATACTTCTCCTGAACTGTAGTAGACAAATCGTTCAACACCGGTGTGTCTAGCATGTTCCAACAAGTTTAGTGTGCCCAACACATTGTCCATGACAGATGCAGTAGGATCGCTCAAGCTGTCAGCTGCGCTGGGATTGGCTCCTGCATGTAATACGATATCAGCTTTGGGAAGATTGGTGCAAGGATTTTTAATATCGTGTTCAATGATTTCAATGTCATTGACAAATTGTTCTAGTCTAACCATGTTGGTTGATCCAGGCCGCACTACACAGACCACACGATGATCCTTGACAAATTCCTCCACTAGGTAGTGGCCAATAAATCCATTGGCACCAGTGATTAATACTGTTTTCATGGCGTGTATTTGTAAACAGTATCTGAATGTTCGTGCATAATTTCTTGATAGCCTCGATCACTGAGAAACTTGTCAAACGTGGTTTTATCAACACCGTATCTGGCAGACCACGCATCAAACCACTCTACTATGATTACAGGGTGATATCGTTCAATGGTACCAACAGCACCTTGTAAAGCAAAATACTCATAGCCTTCTATGTCCAACTGAATAAGATCACATCCGGGTAGATTCAGGTCATCGACTCGCACAGTGGGTATATTGCCTTTTTTTCCCACATGCATACCACCTGCTTCTAGACCATCATCGGTAACGTGCCCGTCTAATTCTATAAAGATTTTTTCTTTACCTAGGCATGCTTGAGTCTTTATTACATTCCTAGGGCTGTTCAATGTAAGGCACAAAAAGTTTAGTGGATCTGGTTCAAATGTATACACTGTGTTAAACCACTTTGCATATTCTCGAACATATTGTCCACAATTTCCTCCGGCTTGAATCATGATATTACGATTGGGAATATGATCCATTAATGTTTTTAAAAACTCCGGCGTCACTGGAAAGTCATGCATGGCCCACCAGGTTCCTTGATCATATATGGGCCAAAACAAAGGATCAAAGTCTGGCAACTGATTAGATGTTCTAATCTCAATAATTTTATTCAATTCTTCATTGGTCATGTTCTTCTCACATTTAAATACGCTGGCTGATCACTGTATAAAAACTCTGGCCATATGGATTCTAGTTCAGCTATGCTGTTAGGCTGATAGATCTTGATATTAGGAAATACCGCAACAGCACGAGCAGCATCTTCGGCCCAATGACTAAATCCCAAATGTCCATAGTCCTGATCACGGCCTACACCCACCAACTTGACCGGCGCCAGCTCGTGATCTAGGTAGTTGCGTAACCATTCATATGGACGGAAGATTACAAAAGGAGTAATGCTGTAGCACACAGGTATCTTGCCACAATGTGTAAGTCCTACCGCGGTGCCCAACATAAGTTGTTCTGCGGCACCTACATTAAGAGCACGGTCGGGTGCTATTTCTCTTGAACGATTGAGCACACCAAAGCCAAGGTCACCCGACAACAACCATACATTAGTATCTTTGGCCAATGAGTCAGCCATAAGTTCACCAAATCTATTTCTCATAGTTGATCCAAATCTTCTGGTTTTAACACATAGTAATGCGTGAGTATGCCTTTGGCAAACGACCAATCTGGTGGTGCAGTTTCACGTATGTTGATTCTTGGTAAAAATACCTGTAACCTACGAATGATGTATTCTTTATCAATAAAGTCATAAGCAATCATGCCGTTGACGTTTACATACACTTCCAGATTGTCCAACCGAGCTTCGTAGATAAAACGCAGTGCTTCCCATATGCTACCTTCGCCACACTCACCGTCACTGATTAAACAATGAACTCGACGATTACGATCGGCTAGGGCATATCCACAGGCCACTGTAAGTCCCATGCCTAGACTACCGGTGGAGCAAGGTAATCCGTCTTTGACATTTCTATGCGGATGAACTCCGTGTTTATGAAACAGGTGTTCAGCATCCTTGCCTAGATATTTTTCCAATACCACATACCAAGCCAAGGCCGCATGACCCGAACTTAATATAAACGGCTCGTCGGGTTGTCGATTTTTGTAAATTTCTTCAATGATATTGACTGCGTTAAGATTAGAACTTAGGTGTCCAATCTTTTCGCGATAACTGATATCAATGATTCTTTGTTCAACGTCGTTCATAGATACAAGCTCATAAATCCGTCAACCTTCTCTCCAATGTAGGCAATTTGTTCAGGAGTAATTACTGGACTACATCCGTGAAAGTAAGTGTTCTTCATGGTGAATGTGGCCACAGGGTAGTTGTCACGTGCGTCAGCAGGATTCATCAAGTGACTATATGCAGGTTGCAACATGATGTTGCCAGCAAAGTATGGGCGTGTTTGTATTAAATTTTCTTCAAGATAATCAACAATGTCCATACGAGAGAACGGGGCATCAGCACGTATGGTCAATGGAAATGCGAACCAGCTAACGTCAGCCTTGTCTCTAGCACGTGGCAAGTGGAAGAACTGTTCGTACTTTTCATAGATGGCAAACAATAGATTGTAGTTGCGTTGACGCAGGGCATGTATCTCAGGAAGTTTTTTAATCTGTTCGAGCCCCATTGCGGCTTGTAGTTCAATGGGCTTTAAGTTATAACCAATTTCGTCATACACATATTTGTGATCAAAAATCTGATCGGGCATCTCAGGAATCCACTCATTGAATCGTTTGCCGCATGTGCCACATTTCAATTTGTTGGCCTCGGGTCCTACACAATAACAGCCACGTCCCCATTCACGTAGACTACGCACAATAATTTCTTGCTGTGGATCATTCATGGCCACAAACCCACCTTCACCCATGGTCATATGATGTGCTGGATAAAAACTGCAACTGGCCATTAGACCAAAGCTACCCAATGGCCGACCATCATAGTTGGTACCTAATCCGTCGCAACAATCTTCAAGCAATACAAGATTGTGTTTATTGACCAGTTCCATCACACGATCCATATTGGGTGGATTACCTAGCACATGTGCAAAGGTTATAATTTTAATGTCCGGATCATCAGCAAGTATCTGTTCTGCTTGATCCAGATCAATATTTAAGGTATCAATTTCAATATCACAGAACACCGGAGTAAATCCGTTTTGTAAGGTTGGATTGAGTGTGGTTGGGAAGCCGGCAATGGGCATTAATACTTTAGTGCCCGGTGGAAAGTTATAGCCACGTTTGCTTTTCATGGCTGTCATCATTAAGAGATTTGCACTGCTACCCGAGTTGGTCAACACTCCGCGAGTCTTGCCAAATTCTTGAGGGAATTTTTGTTCGAAGCGCAGGCTCTTGTTGCCCATAACAAGCCAACCATTTAGTAGTGCTTCTGCAGCCGCTACATACTCATTGGAGTCAAAATGCGGACCCGCATAGTTAACAAAATCTTTGCCGGCTACCCAGGTATTGTCTGCGTGTTTAGCATCAATGTATTTTTTAATGTCTTCTAATATTTGTTTCATATTTTAATTCCAAGTTGATTGCAAATTTCTCTCATAATGTTTATTACTGCTTGACTACCACGACTGCCGTGAAAATGTAGTATGTGA